ATAAATTCAATAACAGTAAATTAATTTAAACAATTAATAGTCAAGATACTCTTTGTGTCTTGATTATTTATAAACTATTTAAAATTATATATTATGAAAAAGTTCTGCGAATTTAAAATGACATTAGATTTTGTTCCTTCAATCGGTTTGTGGTTTGGTTTCTGTAAAATTACAGGGTTAGTGATAATGTTACCATTATTAGCTATTGTAATAACTAAAAGTAAACCAAGAAAACACAAAGTAGTTCAAGAAATTAGTTAATGTAATAATCAAGATACTCTTTGTGTCTTGATTATTTAACTAATTTATATATTATGAAATTACAAACAAAAAGAAGACTAACACAACTAATAGTGCTAGTCTTCACAATAACAATTAACTCATACATTTTACAAAACGCTTGTAATTACGGAAGTGAAATAATATTAGCTTCCCTAATTTCGAACGCAATAATGTGGTTAATAACAATATACATATTCGCAAAATTAATTGACGATATGTAAAGTAAATAGTCAATGAAACTCTTTGTTCATTGATTATTTAACTACCAAGAACTGTCGTTTGGTGCTTCTAGCGAAGTTTATGGACAGATAATATCATGGGAATGCTATCTATTTTAGGAAAAACTGAACACAAAGAGTTTATTAATTTTCTTTCAAAAGAAAAAGCAAAAGTACACGTTCAATCACTTTCAAAAGACGGAATTGTCTTTAAAGAAGTTAGTGATATAGACGAAAAACCTTCAATAGTTACACTATTAACTAATATGAAAATCATATTGCAAAGTAATAGAGTAAGAAAAATAGGTTTTAACATAGTAGATATGCTTGACTTACTTAAATACTTTACCAACATTATTGGTATAGGAGATAAGTTTGTAGAATTAGAGGATAAATACGGTTGTACTATGGTTATGGATAAAGAGGATAATACAAAACCTTTTATATTCAAAACAGACTGGATTGAAACAGAGAACTTTAAGCCACAAATGGCTGATAAAGCTCACGCTGATAAAATTCGTGAAATTAGTTCAGAAGATGAATTCATATTTTATGTATTTATGAAATTGGACGATCACGAAAAACAACAGCCTGTTGTAATGTCGTGGTCTAAAGACAATGTAGACTTATTTAACACAAAATTGCAAGAATTACTTGCTAGTGTAGAAAAAATAAGTTCTCACAAGATCATTATGACAATGAATCCAAGAGAAAACAAAAACGCTATAATAACAAGCGTTAAACCAGTTTAAAACAAAGGGAGAGCCTAAAGGCTCTCCTTTGTTTTTTAATGAAACTCTTGGAAATCCAAATCATAATGAAACTCATTGTAAATATTATTTTTGCCAAATGATACAGTGCTTACGCACGAAAACTTGATCTGATTTTATTCATAATGATTCTAAAAAAAATAGAATATAAGAATCAAAAAAAATAAGGTTTGAGTAAATTATATACGTTTTTTGGTTACTTGAAACTCTTTGTTTTTAGAACTCTAAATACCTAAATATGGAATATAATAAATGCTATGTAGAAATGATCTATCTACTAAAAACGCTGCAAGATAAAGATCCAGAAACTAATAAACAAATATTTGAATTAGTCACAAGAAGTACTATTTGTCTAATGCAAGGAGAAGAAATGTATCATAAAGGAATCTTCTTTGAATCATTGAAAACTATTTTCAATACTATTGATTCTACTGAGTGCTTAAATCAAAAAGCAAAGTTTATATCTGAAACAGTAGAAAAAATAAAAGACTTATAGTTTCTTTTATACGCAAAATAAGTAATTATAAATTAACACTAAATACTAAAAAAATGGTTGGAACATTAAAAGAAAAAGGAAAAAGCTCAGAAATTTATTCAGCTAATGCTAGGAAAGAAAGAGCAGTATTATTATACAGAAGACTGATTAATAATGCAAGTAAACATGGAGTTAAGTTAATATTTAACACTAAAAACAAAGTAAAAAAAGCAGTTATTGCTCCTGGAAATTGGAAGCCAGTAACTTTTGATGTTTTCATTAAAAATGACAATTTAATGATAAAAAATAAAGAATGGGGATATAATGAAATGGACTTACTAATACCTCAAATTAATAATACAAGAAAACTATAGTCCAACCATAGTAAAAAAATAGCACGACGTTGATTAATCTTCGTTGTTGCTATTTTTAATAAAGTCAATAGTTTAATAATCATGACGGCAACATTTTGTTTTTTTTAAAACTCTATGTTGCCTGATTATTAATTTAAAATATTTATCATGGAAAATTACAAATTGTATGTAGATACAGACAAAGCGTCTGTAAAGATTAAGTTTAGTATTAGTTATTTAAAACCTAGCGAAAGTCATAATTGGGCTACGGGAGAGTTTAGAGAAACAGGTTATAGAATTACAGGAGTACCAGTTGAAAGGTCTGCTGATGGTAGAATGGAAAGTTTTACAGCTTTTACAGGTTTCGGAGATACTTTATTGCATTGTAGTAGACGCTCTAATAAACGATATGAGCAAGCTATAAGAAAGTTTAAAGAAAATATGCCTAGATATATTACTTGGTTTGAAGACAAAGGCTATATCATTAGTGAAGAGTTCAAAAAAGATATTGTTAAATTTTCAAACTTTTAATATGTTGTTAAATAAAAAAGATTGGAAAAGACTATATGTCTTTGGATTAATAGAAGCAAGAGGTATAGAAAATTGGAAAGATTCTGAATTTAAACACTTAAATGGACACGTTAGTACTACTGAATTAGCTGATGAAATGAAAATTTCTAGACATAGGAATTGCAAAATAAAAATAAAAAACACTCACTATAGTGTTAGATATTATAGTTGTTGTTTTTATCCTATGTGGTTAAAAAATGTGGAAAAAGCTAAATCAGATGTTATGTATAAATTAGATATTGACTCAAATAAAATCCTAGAAATAGGTGTATAGAAAATGAGAAAGACAACCTATATTAAAAAAATGAAAAAGCACGAAGAACGCTTTGATAAACTTTGGAAAATGATAGCAGAAGATACTAATCTTTTTCTTGATAAAAACCCTGATACTGCTATTTATCATTTTCAAAACAATGTTGAAAAATTTTCAGATCATTTATGTAAATCTGGAGCTTGGATTCAAGATAGAATAAACGGGTACGTTCCTAGCAATAGAAAATCTTTAACAAAAAAGATTAGAAAAGCTTTAGGTTATACTTTTCCATAATGTTAGTTAATTATGTAAATCGAAAAAGTATGATAATAAGAGAATCAGGAAGGAGTAGTGATTATATTACTCCTTCTTTTGGTTACGGTTGTTTGTTAAACTGTTCTTATTGTTATATGAAACGACATCTAGAAAAAGGTTTAACCATTTCTAAAAATGCAAATCAAATTTTAAGCGAAGTAAATAATCATTCTTATTTTGTAGCAAATGTTAAAAAGCCTAATCAAACACACGAAAGTTATATTACTTATGATATAGCTTGTAATGAAGATTTTGCTTTGCATAGAAAATACCATAATTGGAAAAGTATTTTTGAATTTTTTAAGAATCATTCTATAGCTATGGCTACTTTTGCTACTAAAATTATACCTATAGAATTTTTAGAGTATGATCCAAAAGGTAAAGTAAGAATTAGATTTAGTTTAATGCCACAAAAAATGTCAGATAAACTAGAGCCAAACACACCTAAAATTATTGACAGAATAAAAGCTGTTAACGCTTTTGTAGAATCTGGTTATAGTGTTCATCTTAATTTTAGTCCTGTTATTGTTTATGATGGTTGGTTAGAAGATTATAAATATTTATTTCAGCTTTGTAATGATTATATAGATTATAAAAACGAAGTAAAATGTGAAGTAATATTTTTAACTCATAATGAAAACAAACATTATCAAAACATAAAAAATAAAACAAAAGGAGAAGATTTACTATGGACACCATATAATCAAGAAAGCAAAGTTTCTAATTATGGTGGAACAAACATTAGATATAATCACGACCTAAAACGAGATTACATTAAATCCTTTATGAGAGTTCATAAAGAAGTTATTAATTGGAATAAAATAAGATATATATTTTAATTATGTTTAAAAAACAAAATTTACAAAAAGTAATGTCTATGGAAGTTGAAAAAACTTCTGTAGGCATGAGTCAAAGAACATTAGAATCCTATACAGCTGATTGGAGAAGAATTCATAGAGTTAATTTTTATAGACAAATAAAAATATTACTACCAAATTTGTGGAGGAAAGAAATTAAAGATAAAGAACAATATTTTTATTCTTATCAGACAATAGAGCATTTAATTTATATTGATAATGAAGGTGTTCATTATTTTATAAAATTCAATTAAATTTTTTAAAAAAAAAATCATGAAAAATCAAATAAAGGTATTCTTTTAGAAGAAAATGACTTAATTAACGGAATGGAAGTTTATATTATTATAGAAGGATTAAAACTTTTTAATCAAAAACACAAAGAAGATGTTAAAAGTTTAAAAAATAAAGGTAAAACACCTTTTATGGAAGAAAACTATTTCGATACTATAATTAATCACGGTTTACTGTGGAAACTAAAAAAAATTACTGATAAAAAATCAGTTGAAAATTGTGTAGAACTTAAAAACGGTAAATTATGAAAATTAATGAAGTAGAAATCGTGTATAAAAGGAAAAACTCTTTAAAACCAAAATTTAATGGAAGTAGACAAGCTTGCAATATTTTAAAACCTTTTTACGAAAATTTTTTAGATCATAGAGAAAGTTTTAAAATGCTTTTATGTGATAGAAACAACAGAATGCTAGGAGTACACCACGTTTCAGAAGGTGGTTTATCAGGCACTGTAGTAGATTTAAAAATAATAGGACAGTCTATGCTATTATCTAATTGTAGCTCTGTTATATTATCTCACAATCATCCTTCAGGGAACTTAACACCTAGTAACGCTGACAAAAATGTTACAGAAAAAATAAAGAAATTATGTGAAATTTTAGAAATTAAACTTTTAGATCATATAATCATTACAAGTGAAAGTTATTTTTCATTTGCTGATGAAGATTTACTAATTAATTAAAAAAAAAGATATGCTTTACAGCGAAATGGTTCATATAAAGGATAAAGTAAAATTTTTGCTTGAAAAATATCCAGATTTAAGAGATAATGATTACAGATTAATAGCTTTTATGCATTTAAAAGAGATTGGAGAAGAAGAATGTCATAAAATGACAGGAATGGATTTTTTAAAAAAAATGGCAAATCAAGAATTAATAAATACAGAATCAATAAGAAGAGTCAGACAAAAAATTCAAGAAAAGTTTATAGAACTTAGAGGTGATAGTTATAAAAATAGAAAAATTGATGGGGCAACCACTTCAGGACTTATTAAAGATTTATAAAAAATACTCAAATGACACTCTGTGTTGTTTGATTATTTAAATACTAAAAAAATAAATTATGAAAAACAATTCAAAAGAAATGAAAACAGTAGTAGAAACTTTCCTAATGGAAGAAACAGTAGAGCTAACTTACGATCAAGAAAAGTTAGACAAATGGAATGGTCTAGTAGAAGAATTAGGTCTTTTAGGTCAAGAAAAACTTGTAGAACCTGATAAATCTCCTATTCCTTTTAAGTTTATGGATCAAACTTTATTTAATATAGCTGAAACACTTTGTCCTGCTAAAACTGAATTAAAGTTTTATGATGAAATGCCAATTCCTTTAGAAATAATGGAGCTTGTAGCTATGTCTATTAGAGAGAATTATTTCACTAAAATAGA